CCACTCCCTAGTCCGCGCCGTAAGGGGATAGGTTTGAAGATCCATACGGACCTCGCGCACACGGATAATTCGGGGATCCTTTGGGTAGTAATATATTCCAGCAGTCACTGGGATAGTCACGATTGCGGCGGTATAATCGTCGAAGATTAGGTAAGCCCCTTGGCATATCGCCTCGATGGAAGGATTGATATAGGATAAGAGATCTGCATCAGACCAAAGATATGGACTTATGAGATCGTCAAGATCCCCCCGGGCCTGGGCTATAATTTCTGTAAGTGTCATATTGGCCTCTTAGGCGTTAAACATAAATGGATTTATTGCGGGAACCATCGTGTCTGCATAGGACATTCCGGAAATGTTAACCAAGATATGGTGGCCTTGGTTGTCAAGTTTCAGAATAGGATTAAAAATGCAATTAAATTCTTTTAGGGCCTCATTAATTTTGATGGCGCATAGAGAAGCACGGACATTTCCATCCAAGGTCTTGATCTTTTCCGGCGTCAATTCGTCAGACGGTGTCTGATCTTTCTTCTCTTCCGGTTGTGCAACGGGTGGTTGCACTGGCATCTTCTCATCCGGTTTATTCCCGTTTTCGCCCATTCGTCACCCCCCAATGAATTTTAAAATACTATAAACCAAATATGAACCCTTGTCAATGGTTTTTTACACCAATCGTGAAAAAAATTCAGGAGGGCCGAAACCCCCCTGAATTGTTAAGGTTATCGAAGGTTAGGTAGCAAGAAGTGCTGATTTCAGCGTAGTAGCCGCTCCCGGAAGCCAAACATACGCATTGGCACTGGAATTGGCGATTTTGGTGATGTTCACGAAGGTGCATCGAGAATCAAAAACCACGGCGCAGGTGGCAGTTCCGGTAAAAGCAAATGCCTCAGCCATTGGTACTGCCATGCTGCTGGACATGGCAAGGAACTTGCAGTTCTCGAACTTTGCCTGGGTGAGACCAGACGTATTTGCAACTTTAACGAAATATGGTGTGTCGGCGGAAAGATAGGCCAGGAAAATGCAATTCCTGAATAGGGTATTAGTACCCACATCAAGAACAACATTCGAGTTGGCTCCGCTTCTGGGAACACCGAGTCCACCAAAGGTACATTCCTCAAAAAGCTGGAATCCCGTTCCAGCGACCTCGACACCAACATAATCCGCCTGCGCAGCCAAGCCGGTGCTTAACGGGGTGTTCCAATGACACCGTTTGAAGGTGTTGTAGTTACCATTGACCAGCGTTCCAATCGCCGTAGTGTGCGTTGTGGAAACTCCATGCTGGAGATACAGGTTGGCAAATAGGTTGGCCACGCCCGTAGTGTTGCTGGAACCGGCAGTACCGATGGTCAACATCGTTCCATAATCTGAGGCCATGCCGATCCGGGAACGCATTCCCTGCATGCCCGGGCCAGAACCGATCAGGCTAAACATATTTTCCGTGATGGCCGGGTCAGCCGCGAGGCTTATTCCGCTACTCACGCCCGCTAAACTGGCATTCTGAAGCAGGATAATTCTGTCGTTTTTGCCCGTTGTGATAAGAGATCGGGCTTTCGCCAAGGTCTTCACGGGCCTGGCGATAGACTTACCAGCGTTACCGTCCGTTCCGTTTGTTGGATCGAGATAGATGGTTCGACGAACATATGGGCTTACTCCGCCTCCTATAATGCTGTCAACTGTCAACTCTCCGATACTAAACAGTTCTTTTCTCATTGAATTTTCTCCTTCGGTTATTCAGCGCGTCTGTGCTTCCCGGCCGCCTACGGTTTGGAAATCTAGTCCCCGGGCCTGGTCTTATGTGGTCTTACTTGCCACGCCTGGGCAACCGGGGACCGTGAAATGGAGCCGGCGGAACGGAATTGAACCTTCGACCAGTGGTTTACAAAACCACCGCTCTGCCACTGAGCTACGCCGGCAATAAGAAATTACGTGGTATAGCTACCAGTTCCGCCAGTTGTGATCTGGGAGTACCCACTCACGTCAACCAAGACCGCGAAGAAATCGACCACGGCCGCATCGACAGTGGCACTATCAAGATTGGTAAAGGTAAGGACCGAATTGTCCGCCAAGGGGTGGAAAGAATCTGCCCCTCCAGAGTTGAAAGCAGCGTCAACATCCGAAGCCACGTAGCCGGCAACAGTCAAAATCTGACCGGTAACTCCATAGCCGTCAGCATCTACCACGGTAATAACGCCAGCGGCGGTTTCGGTATAGACACCCAGTAAACCACTCGTCTCAATGTCGGCGTCCACCGTGATTACTTTCATGCCGAATTTGAGAACGAAGCAATCGGCCGGAACCTTGAAGATACCCATAATCCCATTCTGGGCCAGGTTATTCGCGGCCACGCTGAAATCAACCCTCTTGCGAAGGACGGTTAATTTATTACCTGGCCAACTCAGGCTATAACCATCATTTGCCACTTTGCTAACAGTAAAAGCTGCCATTAGAAAATCTCCTTTCCTATGTGAGGAATTGAGCCCCTCCGTAGGGGCCGAAAGTTGTTTACTTGGTTAGGTACAGTTCGCCCATGGCCGCAGACTTCAGGACTTTGTATCCGTACACGTTCAGGCCACGGACCAGGTCTCCGAAGGTACTCTCCGCCCGCAGACTTTCCATCTTGGTCAACTGAGCCGCAAAAGTCAGAGCGGACTTGTGAAGAAAGTAGGCGTACCAACAGGTCGTGCTGGTCCCGCTATCCGTCACCGAATAGAGCAGGTTGCTGGAAAAAATCGTGAAGTTGTCGATATTCCCTATTCTTCCATTTCGGAGAACTGATTTACCATCTCCGGTCAGGGAGGCATCTTTCAGATCGGACTTTTTGATCCGCCCAACCGCCCACGCGGGAAGGACCAAGGCCAGGTCTTCCGTGGGGATATTCTGCTCTTCGAGAACGGTACGGCAGTCCACGATGATATCAAGGGCGTTTTCCTTAGTGAACTGCAGGGGGGCCGTGGAGGCGCCCAACTGGAAATCGGCGGAAATACGGCCGGCCGCATTGCCTTTATTCTGAGCATGGGCCTGTCCCACCATTCCAGTCAGAACATCGCGGTCAACCGAGATCTTCATCTGGAAGCCCGCATCGTTTGACCAATCATCCATCAGCCGAATGTCGGTCTGGTGGAGAACGATGTCGTCACAGGTAAAACCAAAATATTTGCCTTTGTCGATGGTCAACTCGACAGAAGGGCTCTCGGGACGCTGATAGGTCAAATTCATCCCGATGCTATAATCGCTGATCGTGATGTCGGGGGTGGTTCTGATGTGAACTTTATCACCTATCCCCCGGATTTCGCCTTCATACAACCTGTTACTTTATGACCCTTGCGGGCGGGCGGTCATTTCTGTCGCCTCTGCATCTTTATTTATTCATGCAGTTCGGACTATCGCATCACCATAATGGCGTCCTCTCGTTTAGTCTCTCACGGTGCCCATTGGGCTTCCGCCTTGTTGCCCACATCCTGGGTTTTCAAGTCAATTAGAGAAGATTTTTCACGGACTACGAGTTAATCCGTGTTGCTAATGTCGGCCAGCACACAAGCTGAATAAAACTTAATCAGAAGTTTTGCTGACCACACCTCCAAAATTCATTAGCAAATTTCTTATCCCCAAGGTGGTTAAGGGATAAACATTGATGTTCCTGAAGCGTTATAAATCGGATGTCCACCAGTTACGGGGTACATTGATAATTCTCCTTCTTAGGGGAGCTTATTTGTTCAGGATCTTCCCGGCCGATACGGCGGCGTCTATTTTGGCTTGGATGACTTTTTGTTCCGCCTCCTTGCCTCGATATTTTCCGGTCACAACGTCCTGAGAAAATTTCCGAATAAAGCTCCTGGCAACGGGCTCTGGTCCCTGATTTTGCTGGCTTACCGCCCCGGGCCCCGATGGACCACTTCCGGGGGCGACGTACCGGGCATTGGGATTTTGAGCCGGAGTTAATACTTGCGCAGGAGGCACGGCCATTTCTTTCTTGAAATCGGATAGCAGATTAATCACTACCTGATGATCGAACTTTGCGCTTGCAGTTCGTAGGGCCATGAGTTTTGACAACCCATAGGTGTCGGTTTTGCTCAACCAGACTGGCCATCGTGGATCTCCCTGGCAAATAGTCTCCCAGTCGGGGTGCATATCGGCGATGGTCCTAGAAAAAGTTTCCTGCTTCGTATTGGAATTGATTTTCTCAATAGAAGCGATCTTCTCGTCTGATTTCTTGGTTAGTTGAGTACCGAAATCGTCCAGGATCTTTGACATGGGACCAAAAACGTCCGGAAAGTTCTCCCTGAAGTTTTTTATGGTCTCGTCGGGGCTGGACTTTAACGCCTCACTGAATACCGACGTTGCCGGGGTTGCCGGCGTGGTAACGGCCGCCGTCATGGCCGGTTGTATGGCCGTATTGGCTATCTGCGCATTCAGGTCGGCGATCTGGTTCTCCAGGTATTGCATCCGATAAGTAAGCCGTGGAACCTCCGCGTCATACTTTCCCTGCAACACGCTGTACCGCTGTTTGTTCTTGTCGCATTCGGGACAGGCCGCAGGGACCGGTATAGGCGGTGCTGGCGTCACTGGCTCCGGTGGCGCTTGCAACGCGGGAGCCGGGGGAAAATTGTCTTGATTGGCATTGACGTATTCCGCCGGGTCCGGAGTAACAGGAGCGGGTGCGGGAGCTACGGGGGGAGCCGCCAGGGGGTCGGTGATCCCGGGAGGTGTCACAGCCGGTGGTTGGTTTTGCGACACTCCAAATTGCTTCAGTAATTCGTCTGCCCGTCTTCCTTGTTCTTCAACTGCTCTTGGTAATCTTGCCATTTTAATTTTCCTTTCTGCGAGTCCTTGCGGGTGTTCGCCGGGAATGCCCGGAAGAGCCCTGGCTCGGGTCTTCTTCTCGGGGTTGGGGTTAAACCCGCCATCAACATATGAGGGCGGGGATTTAATTTTGGGCAATAAAAAAGGGCAGAAGTACAGTGGAGTAGGCACCGTACTCTGCCCTTTTTTATTCTTGCGTCTCCTTGGCCTGGCCGGGCCGCAGAAAACCCAATACGATTATTTAATTTTCAAAGAACTGGTTGCGAGGGCCGGATTTGGACCGGCGACCTTCGGGGTATGAGCCCGACGAGCTACCAGGCTGCTCCACCTCGCGATAATTTTTACTTCATTACTTT